CCCTTTCAAAATGCTGGAAAGCAATTTAAACTTTCCTTTATTGACTTTCAAATGGATTCAAATCTTATTTCTCCTGCGATTGCGGCTATCACTGTGCAACTTTTTGTTAATTCTTATCTTGGTGAGCAGGCGAATCTTATTGCATCAAACCAAGAGCTACTTAATTCATCTCAAAATTGCGGATTTATCACAAATGCAACTCAAGCAAATCCATGCCAAATCACAAGTCCTGATCACAGTTTGATTCCTGGCACTTTGATTTACATCGCAAATGTTCAAGGTATGACTCAATTAAATGCAGCTATCTACTCGATTACTGTTGTAGATGCTAATAATTTTACGCTGGATAATACAGATTCGTCTGGGTTCAGCGCGTATATTAAGGGAGGCATCTGGAATACCTCACCTGTCAATGGACAGACATATATTCCAGGGTCTGAGTATGCATGGTATCGATTCTATAGCACTCAATTTGGGCAGTTTCTACGTATAGGCTTGACTTACGATGACAGCCTTATGAATCAGCTAGCCACGCATCAAACGCCTATGGAATTGAACGCCATGAACCTGTGGATGAGAGAAGGCGGAAGATTAATCAACTAATGTAAAGCGGATTTACATGGAAACAGAAGAGAAATAAACAATGACCTTCTCTAGCGACAATGCCCTAAACACAAACCAACTTCCTATCTCGCTGGATGTCAATCCAGATGATGAGGAATTTGAAAACATACTGCTACTTTATCTACGCAGAGTAGCTAATGCAGTCAATACGAAAACGAGCGGCCTTTTCCTTCTTCAAGAGAATGCTAACTTCCAGCAATGGTTTCAAATTGGAAATCCTCAACAGAATCGAAGTGCCTATAGATTAACATCTGATCTGGTAGCCTTGAATGCGGGCAATATCCCGATTGGGACAACTAGCATTGTCTTAACATCTTCAACTCAGCCCATGGCGATTAATGGCTATCTTTATCCAGTTCAAGGTTTTGGAGGAGCTAAAGACACAACAGGATTATCTTATTTTTTAAATGATCCTGATATCTACGTTAGATATAACAGCTCGACAAATACGATTATTATTCAAAACAATACGGCTAACGCTCTAACATGGTGTGTATGGGTTATGGAGTATCTAAAGAATTAAATAGGTGATTTATGCCAGGTATACAAGATTGGTTATTCGGATCTTCTCCACAACTAAAACAGAAAGCTACTGGAACGGCTCAACAACAACAATTTGGTGGACAAGATTTAATTAGTTTGTTGCAAAAAATGATGGGACAAGGAGGCGGTTTACAGCAAGCAAACCAATATGATCAAAGTTTACTTGGACAAGGACCTGAAGCTTTTAATCAGTTCTCACAGCCATATTTACAACAGTTTCAAGAGCAAATACTTCCTCAGATATCCGAGAGGTTTGCAGGCGCAGGAGCATTATCCTCAAGTGGTTTTGGACAGGCTATTGGAGGAGCAGCTTCAGGGTTACAGGGGGAGCTGGCTAAACTATTTTCACAATTACAAGGGCAATCAGCTCAAAGACAGCAAGGACAATTTCAAAATCTTTCTCAAGTAGGTCTTAATTACAATCCTTTTGCCTATCATGAAAAACAAGGATCAACTGGATTTGCTGCTCCATTTTTAACTGCTTTAGCAAGCAATCCAAATCTTTTTGGAGGGTAACTTGGTTCAATTTTTTAAAGGTTCAGCAGATCCTCGAGATGCGGCTTATGGAAGGCTTGCCGATGCTCTAGGAAAAGGTTTAGGCAATGGTTTAAACACTTATTATGCTAATAGAAGCTTAGATAGCGTTCTTCAAGATAAAGCTTTGGAAGATGCTCCCATATCTAAGAAAATGGGGGCTTTACAAAACGCCTTGCGTCCTTATGGAGAGAAAGGACAACAGATCTTTCAGGAAAGGATGCAGGTCGAGCAACAAGAACAGCAAGAAGCGCAGCAAGATGTATTAAGCAGAGTCGTTTCTGGTGAAGAAGTTAAACCAAAAGACTTGAAAAAACTGACTCCAGAAAACCAATTGAAAATCTTTGAATTGCAGAAGAAAAGGGAAGGCGGGAAGAGTGTTTATGACGCCCTAACTAAAGCTGGTTATCCCGAAGAAACTGCAAAAATTTGGCAAAATCAGATGGAAAATGCTCCAACAGGGGGTCAATCCGATGTTATTAAGAACGTAAACGATTTAATCAGACGTTCAAAATCAGGGAAAGGTCTTGGTCAAGAACAGACAACTAAAGAAGAAGCAAAGCCAAATATTGATATTCCAGGAACCAATTTAGGAGCTCTTGAACTTGACTTTCCTGAACTTCCTGAGCCTATCGGAATGACTCCAGCCGATATCGTTAAACAAAACGAATATAGAGAAAAAACTAATATTCCTTTCTATACGGAAGCCGTCGATCGTTTAAATGCTTTGGATGATGAATATCGAGAAGTCAAGCATTTGCAAGACTTAAATGAAATACCTGGGGCTCTTCCTACAGGAATTGAAAAATGGAATGTGGATTGGGATTCAGGGGACTTACGTGTAAAAGCTTTAGCAACTCCCGAAACACAAGATTATGTAAAAACTATTGCACGTATGGCTAGAAGAGCAAAAGACTTCTTTCCTGGTCGAGTTACAAACTTCGACTTAGATCAATTTAAACAGGGTTTTCCTACGCTTGCAAATGATCCTGAAGGACGTAGACTTATAGCCGAACAGCTTGCTTTAGGAAATCGAATTGCTTATCTCAAGGATGAGACATTCAAATCTGCTATGGATCATTATGGCTCTGGCGCCGATCCAGTTCTAGTTAAGAAATATGCAACAGAAAATTACCGTCGTCTTAAATCTCAATTAGAAGATCAGTTAAAACAAGTCAACAGCCAAGCTAGAGAAATGGTAAAAAAATCAAACGGAAAACAAGAAAGACCTTCTTTAGATGAGATTTTCAAATGAGTTATCAAGAGAAGTATCAAAAAGCTTCACAAGCCGGATATTCGGATGAAGAGATAATCGATTATCTTGCAACAAAAGATCCTGCTTTTGAAGAGAGAATGAAAAAAGCTCAAGATGCGGGATATTCTCCTAAAGAAGTTTTAGGGTATTTCAAGGAATCTCCTAAAGAGAAAGAATTGGATGCTGGAGATTATGCTACCGATTTCGGAAAGCAAACCGCCCAAGGTGTTGGAATAGGAGCTCTAGGAACCTATGGAGATATTCTTGATCTATTTGGCCTACAACCTAAAGAAACGCTTCCAGGCGAGAAAGCTAAGTATGGCCGCGAATTCGACGTCTTAGAGAAACTGGAGGGGAATGAAGTGCCCTCTGCGGGCGAACTTATGGAACTTTCCGATGATGATGATATTTCTCCAAGATTTTCGCGAATATCTTCTTCACAAGATGTTGAATCTTTAGGGCAAGATTTGGATCTCGTTTCAGAACCTAAAACGGCAGCAGGGCGTTATGGACGCAGAATAGGTAAACTTGGAGGCGGCGGACTTGCTTTTGGAAGCACCGCCTTGGCAGCTCCGATTGCGGCAGGTATAGCAGGTCAAACGCTTGAAGAAGCCGGTGCTCCTCCATGGATGCAAGCTGCTGCCGAAATAATCGTCGCTCTCAAGGTAGCTCCCAAGAGTAATGTTCCTATAACCTCCAAAAGCAAAGAAGTAGAAAAAGTTATCCAAGATTTGAGAAAAGCCGGTTATACAGAAAAAGATATTACTTTAGCTAAAAGTGCTTTAGAGGAAAGAAATCTTCTCAAGAAATACGCTTCTTTAACTCCTGAAGCAGAGAATGCAATAAATACTGGTATAAAAAATAGTGAAAATCTATTGAAAGAACAGATTAAAAAAGGTCTTCCTGGATATGCTGAAGGTGGGTTGCCTTATCTTGAAAAACAAGCTTCAAATGTTTATCAAACCATGGAAGAGTTGGCTACAACCATTCCCGTAAAGAACACTGAACCAGTCAAGAAGTCAATTCAAAATGCCATCGATTATTTAGAGAAGTATCCATTATTAGATGAGCAAAAGAAATTCATTGAGTTCCTGAAAGATGGTCTTGTGAAATCTGATAAAGCAAATACAGCAGAATTTTTTACAGGATTCTATCGCAATTTAGGAAAGGCTGGAAATTGGGGAGATCCTAAACAAAAAGAACATCTACTCGGCCTTGTTAAACAAGGGATAAAAGATACTTTTGAGCAATCTGGCCATGAATCTGCTAAGTTTGGAAAGTACTTTGAAGCTACTAATGAAGCATGGAAAAAATGGCTTAACGCCAAAGACCTTATGCAGGCCATTGAAAAAGCACAGAATGTAGATGGTACTAATTTCAAAAAGCTGGCTTCGATTCTTAATGATCCGCAAAATCACGACCTCGCCAAAAAAGTATTAGGGCCTGAACCACTAGCCAATATTAAATCTATTACTGAAGGCGCAGGAGCTATTGACTCTCTTCTTAAGCAAATTCCTAAGAGCGATAAGAGTATTCAATCTCTGAAGATTTTAGAGGGATTACGATCTTTATTCACCGGAGATTATCGACCTTTGGCAGCCATCATTACTCTAGAAGGAGCTAAACGTCTAGCTACGTCTCTATTGACCAATCCTGAAAAACAGAATATTATGAAGCGTATTATTACGGCATCGAAGAATAATGCGCCACAACAAGCAGTGATCCTAGCCCAAGAACTCATTAAAACACATTCCTCTCAAGCCAAAGAAGAAGAAGAGCAGCGCCCACAATCTGTAAAACAATAATCATCCTTTCACCTCTAATATGCCACTGGTAGGATTCGAACCTACCTACTTTCACCTGAAACTTACCTGATACCCTATACTTTACTCAGTGGGCAGAGAATGCGCTCATTCTCCTCCTAGGGACTGATTTTTTAACGAGGGCAGTTAATCCTCACGATAAGCGATGGGACTCGAACCCACAATCTAAGTCTTAATCTATCCAATATCAGTGGCTAATCCTTATACGGGTCATTTGTGCGATCGTCGGCCATACAGACGCCTATCGGCGAAAGCGTATGCAAAATCTTTATTGTTCCCTCATGAGCTCGTAAAACTTCATCAATTCGTTTATACGCGTAGGGGCTCTCATCCAAATCACCTCCACGCACTTCAACTCCGACTCGTTTAATCCAAGCATCATGGTCTTGTTTATTAACCAATCCGGCAGTGAGCTGTTTTCCTGTTTTTCTGTCTCGCTTGCCTTTGGCTTGATTTCTTCCAAGGAGACGTCCAGCTCCGTGAACAGTCGAGAATAGAGAAGCTGCTGATTCAGGGGATTCAACTCCTTCGAGGATAACTGAAATATCGCCCATACTTCCTCCAACAAATCCCCTTTGGCCTTTAAAAGCTTGTGTCGCACCTTTTCGGACAACCCATAAATCTTTATCAAAATGGCGTTCTTTCCAGGCAAAGTTGTGATGGTTGTGCACTTCTTCCAAAATCTCAGACCGAATAATCTGTGACACCTTTTTGCATACCCAATCTCTTCCAGCGTATGCATAGCGACCAGCAAGTTCCATGCATTTGAAATATTGGGCTCCGAGGTCTGAATTTTCATCAAGAATGACCGGCTTGGCGTGGACTCCATCTTTTCCTCCTGCTTGTTTTATGAAATGAGCGCAGATACTATGGCCTAATCCACGGCTTCCAAAATGCACACCGACCCAAATTCGATTCCGCTCATCGGTAAAAATGTCAACATAGTGGTTTCCACTTCCGACAGTTCCAAGTTGTGATCGGGCTTTGTCCTTGAGTCCACGTAACAAATCAAGTTCATTCCAGATGGGGTCATCGAACAAGTCATTTTCAACAATTTCATTGTTTTTTCTCCCTACACCAAAACTAATATGTTTTTGTATCTCATTCATTATTCTATAGATGTTATTTTTAATAACATCAGTGTCAACATCAAGCAAAACAGCTTTATTACCGCAAGCGATATCAAAACCAACCCCGTTGACATTGACAGCATGCTGATAAGCCACAACCCCTCCAACAGGGACAGAATAGCCAATATGATGATCGGCCATAAGGGCAACGTAATCCGGTTTGATATCATGTTCCATCACCGCCTTCATTTGTGATACTGCTTCTGGAAGTGGGTCTCCCCACACTGGAATTCCTTCTATATATTTCATGCTTTTTGCAAAACCTTTTCATAAATTTTGATTTAAAATATTCCAAACTAATTGAAGAAACTGTTTATGATTTTCTTTAGAAACATTATTTTTTATTAATATAATTATTGAAACGCATAATCCATTCAAAATATTGTCTAAATCTTCATCTGTATTATTTGAATATTTATGCCTAATTTCTTTATATATTCTTAAACCATCTTCTAAAAATTGAGGATTTTCATTCCCAGGCAAATTTTGAAAAGGTTTTCTTTTATTTGATGTCATGCTTTTTGCAAAACCTCATAATAAAATTCTGACATCTCATAATGGTATCTAGATTCATATAAATGCGTTTGCATCTTTTGCCATTCCATCATGCAACTGAGGCCATAACTAGAAAGAAAAGTTATACATCCAGCTACGATTTTACTCATTGGAGTTCTAACTCCAAATGTTGCCAAAAATCCATTAAAACAATAGTGAGCTTTGATATAATCATCTGTTTCAGGCAAATACCAAGCAATGTCTTCAGCTTTTTTGAAATGATAATCCCCGCTTCTTTCATGAAAATCCATTTTATCAAAGTAATACATCTGAGTTCCATGATCTAGCTTACTTTCAATCGGCTGAAAATAGGTTTCTGCCCTACAATCCATCGACATTAGAAAAAAGAAATAAACCACATAAATCACCATGTATGTTTTCCATGGATGCCCCTTCTTGGATATCATATTAACGATAAATCCCGTTATAATTGGCACTAAAGCCATTAAAATGTTTTTCATTTTACTCCAATGAAAGGTAATGCTCCCGATGTTACGTGAGGCATTTTCCCATCCCATTTCTGAACCGCTTGCCATTGAATCAATTCAGCCGTCACAGACTTCGCCAGAACTAAATTTGCCTTTGCTTCAGATTCGGCTTGTAGAATTGCACATTTTGCTTGCCCTTCAGCCTTTGCAATCTGCTTTTTAGCCTCTGCCTCTGCTTCTCTAAGTTCATTCTCTCTTTGTTGGGCTCTTTGCATAGCTTCAATTTTTGAATTCAGAGCAGCGATAACATTTGAGGGAAAGTGAAATCTTCCGATTAAATAAATACGGCTTAATTCAATTCCTATTGGGGCCAGGTCTTGTCGTACATGCGCTTCGACATCTTCGAAAAACGATTCTTTTCCAGAATATAGGTCTTCGATACGTGTTTTGCTGGCCGACTTATTAATAGCATCACGTATATAGTTCCTGATGAATACATTAGTAATTTCATCCATTCCTCTTCGATAACGTTGAAATATAAGAGGAATTGACTCAGAACGCAGATGGTAAGTAATGCCAATGTCAGCTGAAACCGCCATACCCTCGCTAGTTTGAAAATTAAATCCTTCACGATCACCCTCCCAGGTATCATTTTGCTCAAAGATTGGAAACTGATAAACATTCTTCCATGGAGCAATCCAATGCATTCCGACATGTAGTTCTTTAGCTTCAACGCCTTTGGTATCTCCTAGCATATCAATAACAACTCCAACATAACCTGGAGAGATCATTTTGAAACAGAATAACCATGTAATAAATAGTATTACTACGATGATGGCTATTAATCCAGCCCAGATTTCATTGGTATTTTTTTTCATTTATTCCTCTGTTGTTTTTTTAGCCAGATCGACAGGTTATTTTTTTTCACACATTCCTTGAAAATGTAATCTTTCCAGTTCCGATTCTGAAATTCTAAACGGGGCTTTTTTCCCAGCACTTGGTCTGGAAGCATAGATTCTACCTTGCTTGATCGCTCTACGAACAGTTGTAGGATGTATTTTTAATTTATTGGCGAATTCTTCAACTGTAAGAAAATTCATTATGGTGTCCTTTTGTGATATGCATAGCTTCATTGTATCATGTTACGCAATATACGTCAATATTCTGTTGATCAATTAATATTTATATTGACTGACATGAATTTTATACAGCAGTTTTTAGTTTAACACCATAAAACGGAGTAAGAATATGTCCAAGATGTTTCAAGTTTATGGGATCGGTCAGGCATTAATCCCTGTTCTCCCACCACCTTTGCCTTTTCAAACTGCACCGACCATCAACCAAACGAACTATGAAATTGGTCAGCTAGTTTTTACACCTCCTCATGCCCCTACAGCATTTTATATTTATGGTGGAGGCGGTAACTGGGTTGAGCTTGTTACAAGCTCTGGAAACGTCCTTTCTGTTACTGGAACTGCTAATCAAGTTTTAGCAACGCCAACAACAGGGAATGTGGTTTTATCTTTGATCGGTCCTTATACACCTGCGACATATACAGCTCACGGAGTATTAATTGGGGAAGGAACAGGATCGATCGTGGCGACTGCCGCAGGAGCAACAGGAACATTATTTGCTGGTGCCACAGGAGCCGATCCATCCTTTACCGCATCTCCATCGGTTACAGGAAATATGACAGCTGCAACAGGTTTTGTCGCCACAACAGCAGGCGCAGGTATTACGCTTAATTCAGCAGCAACCGCAGGTACTACCACAGCAACATTAAACGGACGTTCAGGTCAAGTGACTATTACAACTCCGACAATCAATGCTGGAGCAACTTTCACGATGACGATTACTAACTCCTCAATTACTGCATCAACTACTCAAGTGATTTATGGAATTACTGGGGGCACAACAGGATCGGCGATTACAATCCAAAGTGTAACTAATAGTGCTAGTCAATCGGTAGTAGTCGTTCAGAACGCTTCTGCGGTAACTAATAGCACTGCATCGTTGGTTTTAACATTCCTAGTTATCAACTAAAAGGAATAATATGGCAATCAACAACAGCCAACGGGCCGCACCAGCGACAGAACTTATTCAAGCAATGACAGGATCAAATGTTCTTATCGGGACATTGATCCATAATCCTGCAATTATTATTTTTGATAATCAAAGTGATGCTTCCGTGGTGATTTCCATTGGAACTATAAGTTGGAAGACTTTTACAGCAGGTGAAGCTTTAGTGTTAGACCTTAGAGGTAATCATGGTATAGCAGCAAACTTTACATTTGATGAGGGAACTTCCATCTTTGGTAATGGTGCGGGTACAGGAAGCTTTTCAATAACTTATATTTATGCATTAAATAACTAGAGGTGGATTATTAGCCAGATATACAAGCCATTAACCTCGGCAGGTCCGATCCCTCCCATTATTGCTACGCAATATGTAACCCAAGATGGGACTGCCGTTCCAGCCGCTAATATTCTTCTAGTTAATGGGAATCAATCTACTGAAAATAACACCAATGGAATCATTTCTAAAGGTGGTGTGGTAGGGACAGGAACATCCAATGAAGTAGATTTGGTTATTACCAATAGAGCCAATGTCACTGCAACAACTGTTGGAGCTACGACTCAAACTGTTGTACTGCTGACTCCTACAAGTGCGAGTTCCATGTCATTCCGAATGCTAGTAACTGGATATGACGCGGGAAGTAACATCGCCATTGGTGGGGAGCAAATAGGTCTTATTAGAACTCTTGCAGGAACGGTTACCGTGGTAGGGACTAATGATACTTTCGATGAATCAGATGCCGCATTAAACGCCGCCGATTGGAATGTCATCTCCTCATCCCCTACGCTTTCTATGCAATTCGTGGGTGTGGCGGGTCATACAATTGTTTGGCGAGCTCTTTTTGAATATACACAAGCACCATAGGATTTAAAATGGCAGGTTTTGAAAATGATGTAATGGTTGCTAAGAACGTCAATTTTGATGAAGCAGCCGCAAAGCCGCATTTAGGAATTATTAATGCTGCTGGAAAACTCCCTATTGGTACAGGAAACACCTATCCTACTCCGGAGATCCTCGCTGGCGTATTAACTTCACCAGATTCTAGCGTTACTATTGGATATAGTTCCCCCAACATCACTTTAGTTGTAGCAGGCGGGACAACAACAGGTCAAACAATTACAGGAGATTCTGGAGGACCTTTATCTCCTACGGCAGGAAACTGGAATATTTTTGGTCAACAAGCATTGACAACTCCTGTTATGGATACTATTGGTAGTGGATCTACTCTTAACATTGAAAATCGGACATGGGAAACTCAATATATTGTTGATCAATCAACAACTCAGGGATTAAGAGGCACCTTCTCAACAATTCAAGCAGCAATTGATCAAGCTAATGCTGACGGTTTTGGGGCTACTGGAGCTGAAGTTATCATTAGACCAGGAACTTATAATGAAAATATTTTGGTTGCAGCAGGACAAAGCCTAACATTTAGAGGAACGACAGGAAATGCATTTCCGTTTTCTGTCACTATTAATGGTAATCTAGACTTCTCATCATCGATATTAGAAAACATCAATCTTGAAGGAACGATAAATTGTTCAGGATCTCTAAATCTATTCAATTGTAGAGTATTTACAGCAACAATAACACTTCCTGGCTTTCCTGGATTTAATGCATTTAATTGCCTTCTCACAGGATGTACACTCACAGCAGTGGGTAGGGGGGGGTATGTTCTTAATAATTGCAATTGTGGATTCAGTACATTTTCTTCAAATGGAACATCCAGCATAATTGAATCTCAGAACTTCACTTTGAATGTAACAACTTCTGGAGGAAATTCAGGAAATGGAACTGTCAAATTTTGCGATCATGTTACTTTAAGTTGTGATGTTGGAACCACACTTAATGTGGTGGATACATTACTAGCGGGATCAATTACTGCAAACGGAACTGTCAATTATTCAAATGTTTGCAAATCCACCTTGTTTTTCTTTGCCTCTTCTTTTATTACCGGAGCTGCAAATCTTCTACAAAGCTCTCAAGGCAATGTAATACATAGTCGAAGAGTCGCTGTTGATACTTCTATTGCAGCTGGCGATTATTATATTGGAGTCACTGACACTTCTTCTCCAAGAACTATGACTCTTCCAATCGCTTCGACTTTACTAGATCAATCTTTCATCATTAAAGATGAATCTTTAGCAGCAGCCACAAATAACATCACTATCAATGTTAGTGGAGGAGCTCTTATTGATGGTTCTGCAACAAAACTTATAAATACAAACGGCGGAAGTCTGACGTTTATTTTTGATGGAACCAATTACTTTATATTCTAGGAAAATATGACATATTTAGAACCAAAAGTTACTTCCACAGGTGGATCAGTCGCTATTACATATGGAACTAATGCAATTAATTTAGAGGTTGCTACAGGGTCTACTAGTGTCGATACTCTTTCAGATGACGTAGGTACAGTAATAACACCCGCTGCTGGAAATATTCAGTTAGTCGGTCATGTTGTTGAGCAGGGATCCACTAAATTTTCAACTATTGTCGCGGGAACTAATCTAGCTAATATTAATCCTATGTCTGCATCTAGATGGATAGTAGATTCTCTTGGATTCAATGGAACTCATACAACGATTGCTGCTGCTATTACATCTGCCACAAGTGGTGATACTATTGAAATTCTTCCTGGAACTTATACAGGAAATCTTACATTGAAAGCTGGAGTAAATCTGACGGCTTGGGGGTCGGATAGTTCTCTCAATGCCACAGGAAAAGTGATTATTTCGGGGACATGCACGTTAACAACAGCTGGGTCTGTCACAATTTCAGGGATTCAACTTCAAACAAACTCTGCTGATCTTCTTGATGTGACAGGGACATTAGCAAGCATTGTAAACCTACAAAACTGCTATTTAAACTGTACAAATAATACAGGGATTACATTTAGTTCCTCCAGCGCTTCTTCAGCTATTAATATAGACAATTGTTATGGAAACTTGGGAACAACTGGAATTAAACTTTTTGCGCATTCTGGCGCAGGTTCTTTAAGCATTTTTAATTCAGACTTTACAAATACAGGTGCATCTACAACAGCAAGCACTATATCTGGATCTGGATTGGTTGCATGTAGAAGATCAGTATTTTTCTCTCCCATAACATCTTCTTCAACATCAGGATTTGGCGGGGATTGGTGTGGATTTAATTGTAGCACTTTAAATACTACAGCTTTGACATTAGGTGGATCTGGTTCAAGCTCCTTCACCAATAGCAATATTCTAGGTGGAAGTGCTTCAGCAGTATCTATTTCGAATACAACAGGTATTTACAATTCTTCAATCTCATCGTCTAATACCAACGCCATTACGGGAGCTGGTACTATCCAATATAGCGGACTTAGTTTTACAAGCTCATCTACTACAATCAATACAACTACACAAACCATTGCGGGAACACTTCAAGGATCTAAGAATACAGCACCTACAGCAGGATTTATAGGAGAGCAAATAAGGTCTACTGTAGTAGTTGGATCGCCGATTAACTTATTAAATAATACAGTGACTAATATTACATCAATAAGTTTAACTCCTGGAGTTTGGGATGTAAGTGCAGTAGGAGAAGGAGCATTTACCGGAGTCTCCGGATTTCTATTTTTATCTGTAAATAGTGTTAGCGCAACTCTTGGAACACGTGGAGATAATTCTATGGGTTTTGGGTTAGTTGCGACAGCTCCTACAATATCAATGTCACTTGCAAGCTATAGGGTTACTGTTTCAACAACAACTACTTATTTCATGATTATGGATGCTAATTTTACAACAGGTGCGTGTACAGGATATGGTCGCATATCTGCCACGAGAGTTGGCTAACGCATTAAAGGAATGAATTTCAGAATGGAAACATCTTGGACTTCATTCAAATCAGACGCCTTTTTTAAGATAGACTCCTCCGAAGCCTTCCAATTAATATATCTTGGAAGTTTAACAGTCTGTAGATGGTATTGATCTCTTGTCCAATAGTGATTGATTTGAAGATGCTTGATCATGACATTAGCTTCCAAAAAGTTTTTTTCCTTATTTGTATTTACAGGATATTTCCCAGGCTTATATTGTGGAAAGTGGGGGTTCAAGATAGTTTCCACATGGTCTACTTTGAATATGCTCTTATACCATCCATTATGAGGAGATGATGTTATAGCTTTCATAGTCAGTCTTTCTATCATTAACTCTTCAGGATGCACATAATCGACATTAGAAGTGCCAAAACATTGCCAGTGGATGCAAACTCCAGAATAGCGATTATAATGCTTCTTAAGCGTTTCCTTTAGAGAATAACAGTCTAAGGGAACAATAAACTCATCCACGTCGATGATTGCGAGCCATTTAGTCTTCCTTCGACATTTATTTAAAGCATCTTGATATGCATAAGCTTGACATCCCCATGCAAAAGGAATTTCAGGCCATAGATTCGGCCATTCTTCTAATTCGACGACACCTGAATCAATGTAGGGCTGTAAAACATTCATATAATCATCAGTGCTTTGATTGTTATATAGCCAAAAGTGCTCAACACCAATGATGATGTTATAATCAATCCACTCTTTTAAGAAACGGGCTTCATTTTGAAATATAGAAGCAACAGAAATAGTATATTTCTCTGAAAATGCACTACAAGTAAGAAGTAAGAATAGGATTAATTTTCGCATCTTAATTTTTAGGATTTCATTATATTGACCCAAAAGTCAATAGAAAATATTATAGAGGCAGAAAATTGAAGAAAAAAATCGTTGAAAAATTAAATAAAAAGGTGTACATGTTATATTTATTATTGATAATCCCTTTTTTAACTAGCTGCCAATATCTTCCTCAAATAGCAAAAGACGTTGAGGATATAGCTACAGATACAGCTATTAAAATAGAGATTTCAAGAGAAACGTTTCAAAAAGAAACCGATCTACAAATACAAATTAATGTCCAAAACAAAGATGAACCAAAGGAAAAATCATAACATGTTAGACAAGATTAAAGATTTATTTAAAGACGGCTTGCAATACACGCATACGGCAGGACTTCTTCAGCAATTAGCAAATTTGGTGAATATTGTTCATGTGCAATATATGAAAGATGAAGATGGGAAAAATGCTGCTATTGATTTGATTTGCGCTATTTTGCAAAGCCATAAAGACATTCCTGCTGTTAAAATTGAGGCCCAGAATGCCTCTAATTAAGACCGGATCGAAGAAATCTATTGGCGAAAATATAAAAACTGAAGAATCTTCGGGGAAAAAGCCTAAGCAGGCGATTGCAATTGCACTAAACGTTGCTAGAAAAGCTGGCGCAAAAATACCACGAAAAGGGAAAAAATAATATGGACAAAGCAATTAAAAAAGAAAAGAAAGCCATGGATAAGGGCATGGAAAAGCTAGAGAAAATGGATAAAAAGAATGATAAGAAGCAAGAGAAAAAGGGAATGAAAAAAGCCATGAAGAAAAAAGGCTGTTAATCTTTCCTCTATTTTTTTAGAATAAATCCCTGTAGTATTGATTTACTTTAGGGATTTTTTTGATTATCGATTGCATCGGATGTCTACATGGCGCACGTCCAAAATTAGAAGGAGGAGATCTTCTAATTGTAACAGGAGATTTGACAGCTAGAGATGAACCCGAACAATATTTGGCATTCAACGAGTGGTTAAAAAATCAAAATTATAAAAGAAAAATTGTAATAGCTGGAAATCATGATAACTGTCTTCAGTCTGGAGTGACTGTATTTGTAAATCCTTTATTGGCTAATTCGTATATTCCTCTTTATGGCATAGATGTGAATTATCTTTGCGACTCAGGAACCGAATTCGAAGGGTTAAAAATTTGGGGATCTCCATGGACTAAAACATTTAAAAGAATGAATCCTAATTGCAAGGCTTTTACCGTTGAGACTGAAAAAGAATTGGCTGAAAAATGGGCATTAATTCCCGATGATATGGATATTTTAATTACCCATTCTCCTCCTTATGGAATTCTAGATGGCATTCCCATGGAAGATGGATCCTTATTTCATGTAGGCAGCAAATCTCTTTATGGGCGCCTAAAGTATGCGATAAGGCCGCATCTACATGTTTTTAGTCATATCCATGAGGCTTACGGTCAAATCGAACATTTCCCAACTTATAATGATAAGATGATGATTTCTATTAACTGTAGCATCATGAATAAACTCTACAAACCTGTAAATGTGCCTATCCGGATTATTTTATGATTTAGGTGACCATGATTTTCCAAGTTGTCGTTGATTCTTTTCGGTATTTATCCAAGTCTATGTCTTTGATTTCTGGGATCTCATCGTAAGCTACTCTGCCGCGCATTACCATCTTCATGGCCTTAATGCCATCTCCTAAGCAGCTTTGATCTCCACAGAGACTTAAAAGCTCCTTGCGATATCTTTCTTTGATCTCTTCTAGACTCTTGATTTGGTCATTTATTTTTCTGTAGTGTGACGCAAGTTCTTTCCATTTTGGTTCTTTCGACATGTCTTTATAGTCCGAATCCTGCAATGCAGGCGGTTCGCAAAATGCCACACATCTCCAGAAATCACGCGCTTTAGGCATGAATTTAACTCTATATTCTGGGTCAGGAAATACTTCGAGGTAAATTCCATTTTTCCCGTCATAGCTATAGTAAAAACACTTTTCAGCTCCAGTCACAAGTAATTGGTGTTGCATCTGATCTTTGTAATATTCCGGAATTTCTCCTCTAGAAGCCATGGCATGCAATTTATCTCCTCCACATTTTATTTCAAGTAAGGTAGATCCATCTTTCGACATTCCATCAAGAGATGCTCCTAAAAAATCAATCTGAGTGCTTTCTACTACCGCAGGCATCATATCGATCCCATGGAGTTCAATGAATCGAGCCCGAGCTTCGGGTTCAAGTCTTTTACCTCTTTCCATAGCTTCATTGGATTTCTTCTCTTCAATCAGACCTAGCTTCCGTTGCCAGCATCGATAAGTGGTTTCCCATGGGTTATTTCCCATGATTATTGAAGCGTCTGTTGCTGTGATGACTGTCTTTCTCCAAGACAGCCATTCTTGTGATCCTTGTTCTAATTCAATTATCTTCATGCTATTGCCCTTTCTTGGTCTTTTAAGTATTTAAGTTTAGCATTGAGAGAAACCATGCACTTCTCGAAGCAAGTTTTAGGAAGGTCTGGGATAGTCTTCGCATTGAAACTTTTACTAATCCAGTCAAAAAAGGATTTGTTGCTTTCCTCATCTAAACTATTGATAAGAGTTGTCAAAGCGATGATTTCCGTCTTTCCCATGCGCTCAATGTGCGCAGGCTTTTCTTGAGGAGGTGGCTGATTATTTTGCTCTTTACCTCTTCCTACTGAAGCTTCGCCGTCATCGTCGCTTTCCTCATCAGCGACAATTCCTGTCATCCCGCAAAGACTATATCTTTTTGCGTACGTCATTGCTGATCCAATTCCCTGGCTATCCATTTTTGTAGCAATCAAAGGAAATTCTCCCGCCATCCACTGACCAGATGTATGCGCTAATAAGGTTACCAGAACAAATTTACCATCTGTGGTCGTAGAAGGCATTTGAGATACTGCTATCCCATTTTTTGACAAAGGCGATCTAGCCGCTTCCATACAGCTCGTAAAATCTGCATAACGAGTTTTGTAATGAGGATTAAGACGGTTAAATACAGCTGGCTTCATTTCTCCTTGAGCCTTAGCCAAGGCTGAAACGATTTCATTGATTTGCGGACTTGTTTTAAGTGTTAGATTGCATTGCATAAAAATTTCCCTTTCTTTGTAATTTTGTTTTTGATAGCTTGGCGTCATAGCACATTTCTTACGTTCTCATGGGAGGAGGATGGTTACCTCCTCCACCTTATAAGATCACATAAAGTCTCTCCAAGAAAGACCTAAGCAATCCATGCATCCCGAACAACATTCTTGATTCAAATCTGTATCAATTTCATATTGATACAAATCCGCATCATCTTCCATGTTCATACGGTCGTAGCAACCCCATTGATCCCAATCTGTTGCGTTCATAATTAGAACCCATACATGTATTGGATCTCTTTCAAGGTGTTAGCTTGTTTATGAAGCTCCCAACTCATTTGCTCTAGCAATTGTGATCCATAAGAATTGTAGTTCTTTGGGTCATTGCAAAATGCATCTAAGGCCTTTGATGTAGAAGCGATATTGGCGATCGCTTCATCTATAACTTGATTATCCATATTCTAGTCTCCTTTTCTGTTTCTCTTTACCACTTGCTTTTATATCAAAGCAGCTGTTATATTCACCAATGTATCGGATTTACGGATTTAAGTCCACAAAAATAAATAAGAAAGGGGATTAGGTGAACATATTAGCAGTTTGGATGAAGAATAATCATAAAGTACAACGCGGAGTAGCCGAATCAATTGGAATTAGCACATCAAGCTTACATGATATCCTGAGAAAGAATCAAATGCCCAGTCTTAAAGTCGCATATCAAATCGAATTGTATACTGAAGGAGATATAACTCTTTACGATTGGATAGATCAAAAACAAGAGAAAAATAACATAGATACACCCAAAGTCATCAAAAATAAACCTGTCACAAAGACTAAACTAAGGAAAATAGTCAGAAAGTAGCGAAGTTCTGGAATGGTTTTTACCCCTTCTATGATTTCTAGCCAAACTTCTTTCATATATAGCTCTCCCACCTCTTTAATTCTTAGTGAATAATTTACTTCATAACTGATTGTTGTTGCAAATAATATTTGATAAATATTATGAAAAATGGCGCAGCTAACGCCAATTAGCTACGCCGGAAGACTAGAATGCTATCAAAAACGCCACTTAATCAGGAGGTTTGCAGCCTAACCCTATATGAATTAATCAACAAAATCGAGGAAAGCGCACATTTCTGCGGATTATCGTACGTTTTCCTTGATAAAGAAACAACAATTTTTATTGAGGATTATGAAAGATTATAATGAATTTCCCCCCTTAAAGTACTTCATGAGAGTGCTAAAAAGCTGTCCAAAATCGGCTTTCCTTTATATCCAAGTATGGAAAAAGAAAGGAAAGCATATGAATCTTGTGGCATTGAAGCGGGATATCCGAAAGGAATATCTCATTTCCCCTACGATGTTTAGGAATCTGTTATCACCTTTGATGTTTCTGAATCTTATCAGCTTCATTGAAAATGACGAAAAATTCCAAATAGATATCTTAGGGCCGCATCTGAATGATTAGTAAAGAACTTTATTGCTTTACATGGAATACTTATGCTAGTGTTCTAAAAGAAAATGCCTCGACTAGTTATCGAGGCATTTTGGGTGGCATACGGGAACGCCCTATTGAGAACCTCAATGTACTCTCAATAATATCATCCCATGTAAAAAGTTGCAACGCTTTTATGGGGCGCTATGTCTGAAAGATTCATAAAGTTTGTCCCTTCCGAAGAAGCCATGTATTTGCTAACCCAAAAGGGTCATGCCTTCCGCTTGCTTACAATTATTGCTGAATCTGCAAGAAGATATGAGGGTGGGGCTGATGGATTGAAGATCGGAGAAGCCTTCATTGGTGGCTTTGAAAACTATGACATGACTGAACAAAATTACCGAACCGCGAAAGAGATTTTAGTAAGGCGCCAACACCTAGAAATCAGGGAAACGTGCCGCACTCGCAAAAAAGTAACGACCGGAGTAACGACCGTCGGAACAAAGGTAAAGCTCTTATCTTCAAGTGTTTGGAACATAAATTTAGAAGATGGTAACGACCGAAGTAACGACCGACCAACGACCGACCAACGACCGACCAACGACAAACAAGAAGGAATAAGAAGGAATAAGAAAGAAGATCATCCCTCTATCCCTTCGGTCAATCGTGATGAAGGAAAGATGACTGATGATTTTTCTTCGATCGAGAAAATTGAAATACAGCCTGGCGTATTTTTAACTCAGACGCAGCTTGATGATTGCGTGAAAATTAAAGGCGATATCGAAAAGGTCAAGGAGTCTATTCGATTTATCCAAAACAGCAAAAGCCGAAAGCATGAAATCTTGGATTGGCCTAACGCTCTCGCCAAGTGGAAGATCGGAAACGCAGCTAAGCTTAAAATCGAAGATAATTTGAGCTATGGTGAAAAGATTTCCGCTGAATTTCGAGAGTATGAGCATGGTAATGGATGGTGTTGTAGGATATGCACAGACAGGATCCAAGACCAAAGAGGCATTGTCTTCGAGTGTGATAGTTCCTATGTAAAACCCGTTTTCATTGCACTTGCAGATGGACAATTTAAACAAAAATGTGATAACATTATAATAATCAACAACATGAGGAAAAAATGAACGGATTCGAATATGTTAACGGAAGCCATGAGAATTACCCTCAAGACTCATACAACGCCGAGTCTTTGGTTTTATGCTTTGATGGCAAATACCGAGTGACTTACATCCGAAAAAAGATGAAAAATGGAGGTATGTTTTGGGATGTTCTCTCGGCAAGCGTTGACCATCGAGGTGAGAAAAAATACCTCAAGGCTTTTTCTCAAGATAGCAACTTTTTAGCCGAGGACATCAAGCATTTTCTCGAGAGCCGTAGCTGGGAAAAAGGGGGGAGTGATGCACAAAAAATCGACCAGCTTCCATTTTGATGCTATCATTCGAAACGCCGATGGCTCTATTTCGATCAGGAAGGGTGGTAGGATCGATCAAAATGGGTTGAGTAATACCAAGGTAGCGGGAAGGAAAAAGAAGAGCTTGGAGCCCCTTATAAATTCGAAATCGGAAATTTGTGATGGAAAGGTTGTTATTGACCTTCCTTTGAAAACCGTAAGCGAAGCAAATTGCTTTGAGCATTGGACCACAAAACATGCGCGCCATAAGGCTCAGCAAAAAATGGTTTCGAATTTCCTTCGAGGATGTAGACATTTGATAAAACTACCTTGCAGGATTATGCTCACGAGATTTGCTCCTGATGAACTAGACAGCTTTGAGAATCTTCCGATGTCTTTTAAATACATCGTGGATGCTGTTTGTTCAATAATTACAGGGGATTATAGGCCAGGTAGGGCAGATGGGGATAAGAGAATTTCACTCGATTGCGATCAAATTAAAAGCAAAGAGTATGGAGTTAGGATTGAGATATCCTATAATCCATAACTCTTTAATTTATATCAGCATTATTTATCCACAGCATTTTTTCTTTTCGATTAAATAAATCGGATAAACATCTAAAATTAAACAAGCCGTCGATAGAGTAACATTCAATTCTTGTTTTGATAAAAGAATTCTAGGGATTGGATATTTAGCATGTTTCTTCTCCCATATTTTTCGCGCTTCTCTCCTATCCAAAGTACTATTTCCACTTTCCTTTCCAAAAGCCCATAACAGTATATCATTAAATTCTTTTTGTAAGGAAATCAGATGCTCACAGTGTTTTTCTTGTTTTTCATCTTCGCAATTCCCGCAAAAACATCCATTTTCTTTTAGATCCAAAATGTCTTCTAATGCTTTTATTAAAGCTTCATTCAACTCTTTATTCATAAACTATTTATCTCCTTTACATATGTTTCTTTCAATGATTTGCATTCTTTCGTGAAGCTCAAGATATTTTCGTGCTAGATCTGCGTGGCTTGCAAACATGCTCTTTCTTACTTTATCATTACTTTTTCGCACTTCAATGATATTTTCTTTGATGTATTCCATTTCAGATTTTTCTTTGATAAAAAAATCTAGCTGCACTTCCATGATATTACTCCTAATTTTCAATGCATTTTATTGGCCATTGATTTTATTTGCAATTTCTTATTAAAATTCCGTAAAACCGATTCAATAAAGAGGATCATTATGCTTACGCCAATAGGAAAAAGGCTCATCGTTAAGCCTGTAGAAGCTAAAGCCGGCAATTTAATCTTGACGAATGCCAAGCCTACTCAATTTCATATCATTGCGATAGGAGATGAAGTCACAAAAGTTAAAGCAGGAGATATCATCTATATGCAAAATCAATATGGTTCTGAAATCGAGCATGAGAAAGAAAAATTCCTTGTGATCGAAGAGGGCGCCATTTTGGCTAAGGTTTAAGATATTCTTTGATTAAGTTCTGAAGAAAGAGAGTCATGGATTTTGACTCTTTTTTTAGTTTATCTTTGAACTTCTTGTAAGTTTCCTCATCGATTCTAAAGTAGATCTTTTTTTTCATTTTACATATTTGCGATATTTTGTACCCATATTATTATATGTCTTTTCAACTATATTCCTCACAGAAGGCATATCTTTAAATGGATATTCTTCTTTTTCACTAATCAAATTTTCCCTCATGATGATTGATATTGTTTTACAAGTTTTGCATCTGGGAACAGGTTTTAGGCCAATTTCCTGATTCATAAACGTTCCCATTCTCAAAAGATAAGTTTCGAACTCTTCAGGATTTTTGTCCTGTGTGAATCCGCATTTGCAAGGAACTTCTATATATTCATCCATTCATTCTCCGTTTTTCATTTGTATAAATATTTCTATTGCTAATTGTTGAATGGTATCATTAATATCCATATGCTTATATGTCTTTTCAGCTTTATTGATCTTTACCATGATCCAGACCACATTATCTGAATTTCTCCATACATAGCATCCTGCGCTTTTTCCATCAGGGCTATAAATGGGAGTTGAGGTATTAATGCTCATACTTTCATTTCATATTCATCAATCAAATTTATTTCAAGCATCTTTTGCATTGACAAAATTCTTTTTTATTTTCTACTTTGAGCTTATGACAGAGCTTACAGTGATTCTAAAAGACTCGGACCGTACTTATAGACAGAAGTTTCTGATCTATGATAACTATTCAGCTTCAGATAACGATCCCATTATCCTTGCCTGCATTGAAGAAGCTAAAAAGTCTTTTGAAGGTGAGCCTGAAAATGTTCAAATCAAGATTCATTTGGAGGTTCAATAATGCCAGGCGGTAGACCTAGAACGGTTGCTTTATCTAAAGATGAGATGATTGAGCTTGGCATTGATATGATCGCATATGTTAAGAAGAACAAGAAAACTATCTTGCATCTTTCTGAATGGTATACTATAGAAAAAGGCTTCACTTATAATGAATGGAAAACATTTATTCAAAGAGATGAATTTGTTCCCTATTATGAGCAAGCACTTAAAACTGTTGGTTTAAAATATCTTGATAAGACCTCTAATGTAAGGGATAGTATTTCTCAACGGTGGCAACGCGTATATTTTGGAGATGTGAAAGAGTCTGAGGATAGGGATTTAGATGCTGATGCAATACGTAAGGCTTCTGCTCTAAAGAGCGAGACAAAGGCTATTGAAGAAGAAAAGTTGAAAGTTCTTGAAGAAGTTCAAAGAAACAAGAGGACGCCTATCTAATGCATCGTAAATGGAAAGACTTACAAAATGATGAGATCTATGCGATCTGGAAAGAGTATCTTAGAACAGATGGTTTAGGATATAACGATCCATGCAGGCTTGATCCCATTAGATCAAAGCCTATGAGGCTAACACCTCTGGAGATCATAAATCTTGTTGAAGAGCTTTTAGATAGATTAGAGGCTAAAGATGGATCAAAAAAACAATGCTTCTAATTGATGCAATGTAAAGCGGATTTACATGGATGAAGAATTTCCTCCCACAATTATAACTCGTGAAGATATTGACAAAGTCATGAAGCAATGGGAGGAAGATGCAAATAAACCTTCTCCGATAACTAATTGCATGAGCTGCAACATAGAAATGTCTACTGCCCTAACCGATTATTATACGGGGCAATGTCAAGAATGCTTTCATTCAAGAAAACCCTGGCTTGGGTCTAGTCCTGTTAGAAATTCGTTCTTAGTGGATATTGATGATAAATGAATATATCCCCACTCAAGAAGAGTTAAGCAGTAAGCTCTGGCGACTCACTCACCTCTACTATATCACAGACAAGAACGGAAATCAGGTCCTATTCAATCTGAATTGGGCACAGATTCAATTATTTGAAAGAGAATGGCATCAAATGCTTGTGCTTAAGGCACGTCAACTCGGCGTGACTACCTATTTTTCAATAAATTTCTTGGATGATTGTTTCTGGCATCCTAATACCAATGCAGGTATTATCGCCCATAGAAAAGAAGATGCTGAAGATATCTTTAAAAAGAAGGTTAAATACGCATATGACAGAATGCCCACATGGACTAGAACATTTAACAGTGCGACAAACGATCGATCTGGAGAACTGGCTTTTGAAAACGGAAGCTCTTATCGAGTCTCTACTGGATTTCGTTCAGGAACATACCAACGACTCCTCATTTCAGAATTCGGTAAAATCTGCGCTAAAGCTCCTGACGTTGCTAAAGAAATCGTCACAGGATCTCTCAATACAGTGGGAACAGACCAAATTGTTGCTATCGAATCCACAGCCGAGGGAAGAGAAGGATACTTCTATGAGTTCAGCAAACAAGCCGAAGCATTATCAAAGGCTGGATGTGCTTTGTCCGCAATGCAACAGCGTTTCTTCTTTTTTCCCTGGTTTGACGAGCCAGATTACAGAGAGTCTGGGAAAGGAATCATAGTGAGTAAAGAAACGAATGAATATTTGGATAGAATAGAGCTAGAGCGCCAAAGGAAGATTGACGAAGAACAAAGACGTTGGTATGAAATGAAGCAGCGAATGCTAGGGGATTCTATTAAACAAGAATATCCTTCAAATCCCAAGGAAGCATTTGAAAGCGCGAATGAAGGATTATATTATGGGGTTCAACTCTCCAAGTTACGAGCAAATGGATCAGTATGTAAAGTACCTTATGATGATAGCCTTCCTGTTCATACTGCTTGGGATATTGGGCTAGATGATTTTACTACTATATGGTGTTTTCAGGTAGGTCGTGGCGGAAATATTTCAATTATCAACTATTACGAAAATTGGGACGAAGGAGCATCGCATTATTGTGACTGGCTTAATAAACAACGATACAGATTTGGACGCCATATCCTCCCTCATGATGCAAGAAAGAGAGACGCTGGAGCTAAGACACAATATCTTGACTACGTTACGCCGCTCCTCGAAGGCAAGTTTGTTGTATTGGACATCAAGGAATGTGACAAGCTTGAAGGTATTCAAACCGTCAGGGCTATGCTGTCGCGATGTGTCTTCGATGAGGAAAGGACTAGCATCGGGCTTAAACATTTGGAAGCCTATAAAAAGGTGTGGGATGATCGGCTGGGATGCTATAAAAACACACCATTGCATGATGAGCATAGTCATGCCGCAGATGCGTTTAGGTATTTGGCGGTAGGATTGAAAGGGTTAGAACGTAAGGATAGCAGAGGCGCCGACGAAGACATAAGAGCAGTAAATAGGTATTATGGCGTATGATTGGATTCATTTTCGATAAATTGTTCGGATGCTATTTCAATTGTTATGGAGGCTATATAGAAAATGGCAAGTTTATTTGTGGCCGATGCGGGAAAAAAATTGATGGTTTGAGATATTTGGGAAGAAGAAGAGGAATGATGGATTGGATTAGTGTTAAGGATAGATTGCCAAATGATGATAGAAGAGTTCTAGGAACAGATGGTGAAAAACACGAAATCGTTTGTTGTATAAATTCTGATTTTGAATGGGTAAGCGCTACAGGAGATTATGGGAATTTCACAAGTATAAAATGGGTTACTTATTGGATGCCATTACCAGAAAGGCCAAAAAATGATAAATCAAATTGAATTCACAAACGATCCTGTTTCTCCTTCGGATAATACTATAGATTTGAACGACCTCGATCTATGCGATCATTGCAAATACAAAATTTTAGATGCGTTCAGAAAGGCTTATATCATAGGAGAAGATAATGGATGAAAGTGAAAGACTTCAAAGATACATAACAAATAGTAAGTCTCAAGCGGCTGAGGATGATGACGTAATATTTGCAAATCGAATCGCTGCTCTTCTAAACAATCCAAAGATAGATAAATATTGCATGGTAGATGCATATTACTACGACTTTTCAGTGATTCCTAGGGCAATTAAAGAGGTTCTTGATCTAGGAAGAGATGCCTATCTAATCTTTGGCATTACAATTGATGGCCATATAGTTTCCAAATGGGTTGATCGTTGGGATTTAGATAGCGATGATCCTGTTGTAGATGGGAAGGTAATCCATAAGCCTTACGATCCAGACAGGCGCGAAACAATTCCTGAAATCAATCAGAATTTTGATCCTAAATTACTTTCTACACCAATGCCTAAAGGTCTTTTTAATATATTTGGTATGATGTGAAAGAAGATAACGGCTTAAGATTCATGTGTGATACTCCAGAAGCTAAAAACTTCATTTATAGACCTCCAAATACTGGAGAGCCCACAGCGCAGAACGCAACTCTTGGAATCAAGTTCGCTCAAGGCGTGCATTTCTTAGACTCTTGGGGCGTCATGCTGAAGCAAGAGCCCAACTCTTCGGAAAAATCTAATTAATGGGCGAACTTACTGACCTAATATTCACAATCATAGGAAAACTAGGCCGCTGGCTCAATGTCAAAGGACAACGAATTTGCTTCGTTATTTGGGCTTTTTGCCTAGTGTATTGGGTATCACGTAATTTATCTATGGATTTGTATGTACAGGCTGGGGGATGTATTGTGAGTCTAATATTGCATCTTTACGGCTGGTGGAACTGGAAAGATAAGGGAATAGGGGAATGAAAACTTGGTGTGATTACTGCGACCCATTGCATTATATGATTTATGGCTTCTGTGGTAATTGCGGGCGTAGATGCGAACCTCCTTCATTTGTCCTCATGGATCTATGAGCTTTTTGGAATGGGAAAGAATGCGCAATAAATGGAATGCAGAGCGCGCAGACTTGATGCTAGATGCAATTCTAAATAATTATATGGGCCAAGGCAAATGAATCGATGGGACATCATAAAGCACAAATGTCCTAAGCTTTATAAGAATCCTATCCATTTTGAATGCGGTCAAGGATGGGCGGATCTTATCGAAGATCTTTCGATTAAAATTGAGGCAATTCTGGAAAGAATGGGGTTAGATTCTGAAATATTTGCTGTACAGGTAAAAGAAAAATATGGCACATTGCGTTTTTACATGTCTTGTGAGACTGATGAGATCATAGACCTTATCAGCGAGGCAGAATCCTTATCATCAAAAGTATGTGAAAACTGTGGAGAACCCGCAAAAATGAGGGGAATTCATTGGATGGAAGTAAAGTGCGATAAATGTTACAAGGACAATAAATGAATGTCAAAAGCAAAAGGGTTCTCTTTCGTTTTAATGGCGAAAAACCTACCACAATCAATCTCGAGCATGTCACAACCATACAGATCGAAATTAATAGAATCACCTTCACATTCCACACAAACTCTCTTTATATTGACATGGAAAATGAAGATGCCGCAAAAGCATGCTACGAGCAGTTATTAAATGCATGGGGCGTATATTCGGAGGCCGATGATGTGGTGGAATGATATCAAGGACATCAAAGATTGGATAATAGGACTTACGAATCGATTAGTTCGATTAGAGCATAATATCGAGATTCTTCTAGGTCATGCTCAAGAAAAAGAGGATTGTCTAAACAAACTAAACTCTCTTGTAGAGGATGCCGAAAGGGAGAAATCTGCTGTATCTGCGATAAAGATAATGGATAAGTTTGAGGACTATATGAAGAATGTAGACAAACTCAATGATTTGATCAATGAAGTAAAAGGATGTGCTGTACTAGCTAGAGGTGCAATATCAGAACGCAAAGAATTAGATAAGGTATCTAAAATTGCAGATGATATTTATAAAGCAATGAATTGTTTTATCGAGGCTGGAAATAAAATGGAATCAAAGAAGTTTTTCAAAATAGACCAGATTCATCGCGCTATATGTGAAGAAGGAACCCTTAAGACAAAACCCAAGAGAAAATACATTAAAAAGAAGAAGGTTACCCCTTCTCCTTAATTTTGATGGATTGCACTGTTTTATCTATAATCTGTATAAAGATATTTCTATAGAAATAAACCTCATCTCGCGTTTTGCATTGACCGAACATGCAATTAATCGTGGCACTCATCAAAGCTGACATTGCGAGTGATCGATCATTTTCTTCCAAGATATGAGATATATGAAATTCCAACTTTTTCGTCATTTCCATGACATCTAATAAATCATCTTGTGAGACTGTTGCTTTCTCACTCATTTGATTCCTTGCTTATAATAAATTTTATCTTACAGGATAGGATCAATAAAGATCTATGGGGTTTCTCGTGCTTTTTTCAACTCTGCTAGGGCTTCTTCTTTGGTCTCAAACTCGCCGACAAGGATATTTTTATAATCTCTCATGTAGCGTGCGCGCCATTTTCCAGTTTCTTTTCGATATGTTATGCCTTTGTTCTGTCCGCGCGATCTATTCAATCTACCTTTTTCAATCATATCTCTCGTGTTCTCCTTTGGAGTACCTAAGAAAAGATGTAGAGGGTTCACGCAAACAGGATTATCGCATTTATGGCAAACAAATTTGTCTTCTAGGAGTTCTCCGAATGCAATTTCATAAGCCATCCTATGTGCTCGATAATTTTTCTGTCTTAAAGTATAAATTCCGTAACCGCTTCGAGAAATTCCACATTTCCAAACCCAGCAGGGCCCAATATAGGCCTGTTTGTATCGTTGATCTTTTGTTTGATCGCATATACGAACTTTCATCCAAAACTTGGCAATATCTATTTTCGACATTTCTTTCATGCTTTAATGATAACAAAAACCGTATTTTTGGCCTAGAAAATACTGGAGGAATTTAAATTGCGCAATTCAGATCCCGTCTTTTGGCCAGAAGATTCACTAAACATTTCCCTACGTCAGAGTATGGAGAAAAATTACTCCGACTGTATCAACATATTGCAAACTCAATGGTATCAAGCCGACCTGAACCAGCGTTTCACGATGAACGATCAGGAAGTTTGGGGCCTTATCTTTCCAGGCGTTGCGACGTATCGAAGGAAGATATGGAATTTCAATATCATGAATCCGATCAGCGAGGCAATTAGCGGACAGCAAAGGCAAACTCGCAAGAGTTCCGCGGTCATTCCTGTCCGTAATGGTGTTCAAAAGACAGCAGATCAACTCACTAAATGCCTCTATCACAATCACAAAGAGGGATTTCATACGACTTTCAGTGATGCATTCCAATTAGGCTCTGTTATTCAGGGATTAGGCTTCATGTATATGTATGGAGACAGTACAAAAGATCCGGTGAGCCCAGACCCCCGTTGGCGCTATGTGGATATGAAGTCATGTCTTTTTGATCCCTATTTCCGCAAGCACGATATGAGTGATGCAAGGTTCTGGTGGGTAAGAACTTTTTACGACATGCAAGAAGCGGCTCTAATGTACCCGCAATTTGCTGATGAAATACTAGCCCTTCCTAAAGGCACATATCGAGATGACAAGTTTTTCTATATGCCGGAAGTCTATCAAATCCAGTTTCCTAATCTGATTGCTTTTGATGAATATTGGTATTTGACAAGCCGTGAAGCGGTTTTCTTAGTCGATAAGAAGACAGAAGAATGTCAAGAATTCCAAGGCACTAAAGAACAACTGAAAGAAGTCTTGATGGCATTCAAGGGTCAGATAGCCACTATTAAGAAACAAGTTCCGACTGTGCGTAGAAGTATTATCCTAAATGACAGGGTAATTGTAGACGAACCAAACCCCTACGGCATGGATCGATATCCCGTTGTGCCGATGCTCTCGTTCTTCACCGCAGATACCCCGTACTATGCATACAAGTTTAATAGCCCAATGACTATGCTTCGTGATTGTCAATATCTTTTGAACCGCTTGAAGGTTTCCAATTTGGAAATTCTCGACGCTCAACAGCAAGGATTGAAAGTCAAGAAAGGAGCTCTAATCACTCCTGAAGATGCATTAAATTCAGGTCATGGCCGAGTGCTTTCGATTGATCCAGACTTCCAAATGGATGACGTACAAGCGATGCCAATCGTTCCACCCTCCCCTGTTATGCTTCAAATGGAAGAGATGCTTAAAGGCATCTTCTTCAATATTGCTGGTATTGACCCAAGCGCCATGGGCATGGATGTGGACGACAAGGCTGGTATCATATCCATGATGCGCCAGGCAGCAACCGCTAGAAACCTTCAAAGACTCTTTGATCAGGCCGATGAATCGCAAAGACTTTGTGCTGATATTGAAGTTGAGTATATGCAAAAGAATTGGACTTATGGAAAATTCCGTCAAGTGTTAGGGGAAGATCCTACATCCGAGTTTGATAACAAAATATTCTTTAATTATGGCTGTAAAGTAGTTCAAGCAGCACTCACCGAGACTCAGCAGCAATTAGAATTAGCTCAAATTCTCCACTTGCAGCAACTCTATCCTGATCTAGTTCCTCCTGATGAAATTCTTGAGTGTATGACGCTACAAAACAAAGATCGAATCATTGAAAAAGTCATGGCGAAACAGAAAGGAATGCAAGAACAGCAGCAGAAAATGGAAGAGCTCCAGATGCAGCAGATCCAAATCGACAATATGACTAAGGTGGCGTATGCCCATAGCCAAGAAGGTCTTGCTAAAGAGAGAGTGGCTAAAATTCAAACGGATTCTGCGGTTGCACAAGACAAACTACGTCGTGCTCATCAAGAAGATACCGCAAGCTTGCTCAACGTAGTTAAAGCTCTTAAAGAATTGAAGGGTATGGATCTGGATCACCTTATGACTCAAGTTCAGATACTCAATGAATTAAGTCCGATAGCCAACCCTGAAAAAGAAGTGGTTGCGGCAAATCAAAATGTTATATGACAATTAAATTTGTATAAACGCGTTTAAATAAGGTGCTATCATGAAAGAGAAAATGTCAAAAGCTGGGTATACACAGGGGGATATGTCTCCAACTGTAGAAAGCTACCAAAAACCTGAAAAGGATTTTGCTGAACGAGGTTTTAGCAAGACAACTGAATACGTTGAAAGACAAGATAAGCGTCAAGCTGACATGTCTAAAGACGTAAGTAAGCAATCTTATCAAGGCCGATATTCTTAATAGGAGACAAAAATGTCTAAAAGAGAAAATTCTAAGCCTTATTCTGTTGAAGTACAAAAAGGCCCCATAAGTATGGATGAGCAATACTCAAACAACTTTAGACGTGAACCCGAATGTATGATGCGAGATATGGAAAACCTTAAGATGAGACAAGAGAAATCTACTCTCACTCTCCATACTCCAAAGAGATAATTTTGTAGTGGGGATTAATAGAGCCAGCATACTCGACGCAGAGAAAAACTGTGCGGGGTGCGATACGTGAAACTCGTATCAATATCCCCGCTCATTGTACAGCGGGTTTATAATGGTTTCAGATTTATTTATTCTTACTCCCTTTTCTTATATAATCTTCAAAAAATACATCACTTTGGACATTTTCAATTTATGTCTCCATAGTTTAATAGGACCAGGAGAAGCATTAACACTCGTACGGTGTATATGTCCTGGAGAATCTCGTTTTTAAACGAGGGGTCTAAGTTCAAATCTTAGTGGGGGCTTTTTTTAAAGGATGAAAATGTCAGATAAGTGCGAGAAATGTGGAGAACATGCCCTTGAGTGCATATGTGGATCATTATGCCGACGTCAACAAAATGGTCAACAGATAGATGAAGGCCAACATCCTCCCGCAGAAAGAATATCTGTAAAATTGGTAAATGTTAGAGGCAGACGGGAACATGAGGCGCTTTTAAGAGATGCAAAAAAATGTTCCGAGCTTGGTTTAGATCAGGTATACGAAACAATCGTATACCTGAAGCGCTGGGGAAGCTGGCTAGGCCAATAAAATCTTTACTTGCTTCTTTCCATCCTCACTGCCCATTAGGAAATCGCCTCGATAGAGCATATTCTCTACCCAATTAGCATCTGCATCCTTTGTAAACCCAAAGTATTCCAATTGTAGGTTTTCCCATCGTCTGATTTGTTCTACATGTTCCTGCTCGTAAAGATCAGGATTCATTAACATATTCATCATCTGAGACCTATGAGGAAGTTCCCAACAAAAATAGACATCTCCATTAGGATAAACGTGAAATAACATCATATCCTGCTCAGGATAGGGCCTGTACTTGGTGATTTTGCGAATTCTAACCAAACCTTTTTTGAGCATGAGGTCATATTTTTCATAAATAGCTAAATAAAAGGGTTTGTCGCCCATTTCCTTAGTTCCTTGCTCAATAGCCTCATTGATATCTTTGACTAGATCTTTTTTGATCTCGTGATTGACATCTCCTATGACTACACCTCTTTCGCCATTAATTTGCGCTTCTCTATAAATTGAGCCCACAGTATTGCGTGTAGGGTCTATATTTGATTTAAAATCCATGTTTTCCTTTTCCTATATCGTTAATAATCAATCGAACGAGCAAGTCTTGTCCAATGATTGTTTATTTGTTCCTTGTGGCCTGCAAGGGCGCATTCGCATGAGCAGAACACAGAGCGTTGACGCTTTTTCAAGTTTTCTTGTTGAATGACTTCGCTTCCGCAAATTCTGCAAAAAAGGGGCTTAGGCGTTCGCTTTTTCAGTATTTTTTCAGTCTTTTTCCGATATATGCACTTGTAACAAATATTCGACTTATTTAAGAAATCGGTAACTAATCTATCAATTTTGCAATCATCACAAATCATATCACTCGCTTTTTTATAGACTTATATTAATTTTATTTATCAAAGTCAAGGAAGGGCGTACAAAAAGCGAAATAGCCTATCGCTACGGCGCAATTCGTGGGCCTAGCCAACCACCAAACACAAAGGAAATTCATGACTGACGAAGTTCAAAATAGCGAAGTCCATGAGGTAGCAACTCAAGAACCAAACCAAGTCAATGAAGTAAAAGAGGCGCAACAAAATCAAGAGCCGGTCACAAACCAGCATTTGAAAGCGATGCGTCTCAAGAATGCCGATCTCGAAAGAGAGCTGAAACAATTACGAGACATGCAGATGCAAATAATGCAATCCCAAATTGGGAATGCAGCACCAGCACGTCAAGAGGTTGATGAGTTTGATAAAATCGGTGATGAGGAGTTCATTCCTTTAGGTAAGGTGAAAAAGCTAGCTGAGAGAAATACTCAGAAAGCCCTCAAAAACACCGAGGAGCTTGTGCGTCAGGAGGTACAAAAAGCCCTCAAGAAGCAAGAAGATAATCAATTCATGGATCGCTTGAATCGTCAATTTTCGGATTTCTCAGAGACCGTCAATGCTGAAACTTTATCAATTTTGGAAGAAAAGGAACCGGAACTTGCGGCAACGATTGCGGACCTAAAAGATCCGTACAAAATCGGAGTTCAAAGCTACAAATACATCAAAGCGATGGGACTTGCTAAATCAGCAACGGATGCTCGAAGAGAAAAGGAAGTAGACAAGGCTATTGCTAAGTCAGAGAAGGCGGTGACGTCTCCCATGGCTCACGATAAGCGGCCTATTGCCCAAGCCTTTAAGCTAACTGATGCAATGAAGAAAGATCTCTATCGTGAAATGCATGGATATGCAGCCTACGCAAGCTCGGTTCCCGAACTGACCTTATAGGTCAAAGGGAAAAAAATGACAGTATCTATTGCTTCGCTGCCTCCTCAAATTCAGCAGCGATATAACGCCAAGTTATTGTCAACTCCAGAGCACAACTTGATTCACCAGTTGTTTGCTACACCTGTAGAGTTGCCAGATAATCAAGGCTTTATCGATCGTCAATCGCGCTACGACAGACTTGATCTGTTCGAAGTGCCTTTAGATGATGGCCAAAACAACCCACCACCACAGCAGCTCAATAGAGTTGACGTGGACTGCCGTGTACGCGTCTATGCGACTTATATCGTATTGACTCGTCAAGTCACAATCACCAACGAAGATCCAGTCCTCAATAGTGCTGCAGCCCGATTAGGGCAAAGTTTGAAAGAAACTCAAGACGCCCTCCAAAGAGACAATTTGGAATCAAGTGCCTCCATAATCAACTGTGTGGGCGGTAGCAACGGTGACATCCCTACTGAGATGACTATTTCAGACGTGGATGATGTGTTTACAGTACTCCAGAACAACTCTGGGGAGTATATCACTAACATTGTGGAAGCTGAATTGCGTTTTGGGACATCTCCAATTGGGGATGCCTACGGTTGCATGTTGACCACTAGAATGATTCCAGTGCTCTATAACATGACTGGTTTTATAAAGAAATTCCAGTATCCGAACATTTCTCAAACATTGAGTGTTGAGATCGGTGGAGCGAATAACATTCGTTTCTTTGCGTCTGAGCAAGGTTCTGTCTCTCCTAATGCTTCAATGCTTGGGAATGACATTGCTAATTGCTTTGTAGCAGCAAAAGAAGCTTATAAGGTTGTGTGGCAAGCAGGTGGTAAAGCTCGATTTATTTATCTGCCTCCTGGATATAACAACGACCCCTGTATGCTCCGACATACGGCAGGTTGCTCGTTCTACCAAGGACAATGCATCACGAATGACCTCTGGATCCAAAACTTACGCTCAAGCGGTATTTAAGGAGGTCATTTATGTTACCATATAGCTTTATTGGGAAGTGGAATTACACAAATCCTGCTACCCCTGTTGCGGTAAATATTCCGATGACAGATAGACCTGATTGGGTAATCGTAAAAGATTTAACCAATTGGGGTGATACAACCGCCATTTCTCCATTGCAATCTGAATGGTTTAGTGGAATGGCTCAAGGATCATATATTGGTTTGAGCCAGACAGTAACAACGGATGCGCTTACATCTGTTGCGGGTACGACTGGAGGATTTAGATTTATTGATCAAACTCATCCACCTACTTTCACAGCAGTAGCGATCACAGCAATCAATGGCACAACTGGAGTTGTTTCTACAGGAAGCACAGCAGGACTTGCTATTGGAGATTTAGTTCGTTTGGTAAACGTCACAGGAGCTCTTGAGCTTAGCAATACCTTGTATGCAATCACAGCTATTACAACCAATACGAGCATTACCTTGGGTATGTTTGCATCGGCTGTTTCAGCTGGATTAACGATTGCTAATGGTACTACAGGATTCTACCAGAAGGTCTATCCTGGATTTATGTACCCTAAATTGTCTCCGGTTCTGTATATCACCCAAGCCACCCAGGCTGTAGTTTATTTTGCTCGTCCTAATGACTACACACCTGGTCAATTGGTTGATTTTCAGATTCCAACTCCTTATGGGATGATTCAATTAAGTAATCTTACCGGAAAAGCCGGCCATAGTGCATTAGGTCCTCATCCAAGTGGTGCTGCAAGGGTATTATCAGTTGTCAATTCAGCGACTGTTTCATCAATCACAATTGATGTGGACACAACTGGATTCACAGCATTTGTTTATCCTACATCTGCCTTATTTGCTGGAGGTCATTCTCCTGCGGTTTGTTTCCCTGCGGGTTCTGGAATTGTTCCATTAAATGGATCACCAACACTTCCTCAAAGCCCTCCTGGAACTAACTTATTAGATGCATTCGATAATCGAGCTCAATATGTCTTAAACCTTGGTACTGCTGTCGTTGGACCTGCAAGTGCAAACATGGTTGTTATGGCATTTAAAGCCGATTGGAATAATGCAATCACTAACGCATAACTCAATGGAGGGGGATATTTTGTCCCCCTCCTTTATTTAAAGGATTAACATTCATGGAAGTTAGAGAACTAAATAAGAAAGCAAAGAATACATTGCCTCCAGCTGAGAGGGATGAATTAGTGAAAAAAATGCGCAAAGAAGACGACAGAATGATCAATGGAATGTTTGAATTCCTTGATGCACAAGGTGGATGGCTTGAGTTTGCTTATCGCAAATATCCTGGAGAGCCCATTCAGATGATCAAGATGATTCATGCAGAAATATGCGATTTGCCCATGGGAATCGTTAAACATTTAAATAACACCAAAAAAAAGGTCAGAAAATATTCGATGGAAATGCCAGCTAGTGGACAAAAAGTTCCACGCAGCTTTGAGACTATATCAAGGGTGAGATTTACCCCATCCTCTGTATTATGAGCACTCCTAATTCGAATTATGGACCTCCTTTTGGAGCGGACTTCATTCCGAATTTGCAGTATATAACAAATATTACACAGGATGTTCCTGCCGTTGTGACTTTTGCAGATGATCATAATTTTACCATAGGGGAATGGATTAGCTTTCGTATTCCTTCCCCTAATGGAATGATACAGCTTAACAACCAGAAAGCTCTAATAATTTCTATTACTCCTATGACAGTGACAATAGCAGTAGACAGTTTGGAATTTTATCCATTTATATATGTTCAAGACCCTCAAACTCCCTGTGTTGCGGTTCCAGCTGGCTCTGGTATCCCTCCAGGGAGTGCGATGGTTACACTAGAAGATGCCTTTGATAACAGGCCGGTAACATGACAACATTTGTACCTACATTCCCTCTATTTCCTACTTTAGCAAACGCTGTTACTAAGACGCGTAAGTTAACTGGATCAAGTAATTCATTTCAGGTTACGGATTCATATATTGTGCAGCAAATGCATAGTTTTTACTCTTATGATTTACCCGCCAAATTTAGATCATTAAAACTTAAAGATATTTATACATTTACAACCAATGTTGGTCAGGATGTCTACCCCTTTAATAGCGAACTTTATATCACAGTTAATCAACCCTGTTATTGCTCAAAAAGAGAGCTTCGATTATTTAATGATCCGTGGAATTTTTATGGTGTTAACTATAATTGGCAGCAATTCACCAATTTTGCTTCAGGTAATAATTCGACTGGGCCATTTAGCGGATTCACTACTGCATCTCCTTTGATTGGTAGCGTTAATAATGACCCTGGGACTTTGATAACCGATTCTTTTGGATTACAAAAGGGATCTAATCTTTTTTTTCCTCAAGGAAGAGTCCAAAACATTCTTATCACTGCAAATGTTGTGGGCACAAATGGCGTAGGAATGACGCAAAACGTAACAGATGATGGTCAGGGAAATCTTATTCAAATCTTTCAGACATCCAATAATACCAATCAAGAATATGGATGGACTTACTATCGTCAATATGCCTCTTCTACACCTACGATGCCAGGAAATGCTACTATCAATTATCAGACAGGGGCAATCACAGGGCTAATATTTGCAGAACCCATTCCAGAAGGAACCCCAATTCAGATTCAGTATAACCCTAAGAAGCTATCAATTCCACTCGCCATAATGTTCTATCAGAATCAATTCACACTATGCCCAGTACCGGATAAAGGCTATACTATCGAACTAACATGTTATCGTCAGCCTATTCAAGCGCTTTTGGCAGCAGACATGACAGGAAATCCTGAACTTTCAGAATGGTGGGAAATTCTATCTGTAGGAGCGGCTAAAAAGATTTTTGAAGATAGATTCGATTCTGACGGAGTCATATTTATCGACAAGATGCTGAAAGAACGATATGACATTATTGAAACTAGAACCTATGCACAGATCGGACAGGAGAGGATTAATACAATCTACACTGATCAATTGACCTATAATTATGGTATGGGTGGGTGTTCAGGAGGTTTTGGATCAATATGAAAAAGAAAACAGTTAAACCCCCAGTTATCAAAAAGAAAAAACTTAAATCGCTACCTAACAAACCGATTCCTCTTGGAGGAGGGCCATTTGTAGGGCGCCACACAACAGGTTAATCATGGTCGTAATAAAAGGAAAAGAGAAAAAGCTTAATAAGCCAATGTCGCTTTTTGAAGTAAAGATGAGCGAAAAAGCTAAAAAGAAATTACGAAGACCACAAGATAATCAACCAATACCAACAGTATCAGTTTAGAGGAAAAATATGCCAATACCAACATATACCCCAGGATATCCTCCAGATGGTTCTTCCCTAGGACAGACCAAGTCCACAATCCGAAATAATCTTGATGGAACTTTCGAAACACTTGGAATTGATCATATTAATAACAATGGTCTTCCAGGTTCTCAACCTGCCGGATATCATAATGTTATTCATGTTGTTCCACAAGGAAGTAATCCTGCTCCTATAACAGGCTATGGGCAATTATATTCAAAAACGATCAATTCTTTTACTACAGATCAAGCTCTTTTCTGGGAAACGGGAAATGGACTTATTCAGCAATTAACAACAAATTTAACGCCTGCAACTGTCAGCGTCACGAATGGCTATACATTTCTGCCAGGTGGAATCATTCTGCAATGGGGCGAAGTAGCCTCAGCAACTAAGAATGCTTTAACCCCTGCAAATTTCAATATCACATTTCCCAATAATAACTTTAATTTGCAAGGGACTTTATCCGCTGGAACAAGTGGAGGAGTTATTACTTTAACTAGACTTTCTGCATCTCAATTTGATTATTTTATAAATACAAGCAGCAGCCAAAACTTAAGCTTCTTCTGGTGGGCAATAGGTAATTAAATGACTGGATTTCAACAAATCCTAATTGGGGGATATCCTGGAGGGGGGCTTACACAAGACAGAAAACCCGCATTTCTTCCAAATGAAGCTTTTTCGGATTTAGAAAACGCTTATGTTTTCCGTGAAAGAACAAAAAAGCGCGATGGAGAAGTTCCCATGGGGCGTCTTAGTCGTGTCTTCTCGGCTCAATCTCTAGGAAATAGTGGAGCATCTCCTTGGACATTCAACATCTATGCACTTCTTTCTATTACGCCAGAGACTAACGCAGAGATTAACCCAGGAAGCGTCAACATCTCTATCGCGACATTAGACACCCCTTTTGTCGATGCGGGCAATGGAACGCTTACAAATGCCACTCCTGGAAATTCCGGGATAATTAACTATATGACTGGCGTGGTGACATTGATTACTACTGTCGGAGCTGGCCATGCGACTACAATCACTTTTAGCTATTACCCATCATTGCCAGTGATGGGTATCTTGAGAAGAGAAGTTTCAACAATTGGAATTGATTCAACAGTTTTTTTCGATACTAAATATGCCTATCAATATATCAATGGATTCCAAGAATTAGTTCCAGGTACAATATGGACAGGCACTATCACCGACTTTTTTTGGGCTGCAAACTATCAAGGTGCTTCTGCCGATTTAAGATATTTCTTTGCAACTAATAACAATATCGATCTTGTAACACCAACTTATGACCCTATTCGTTATTACAATAATTCTATCTGGGTAGACTTCCAGCCTCTCCTCACAGCGACCGTGACCTTATGGCAGTCTCTAATTTTAATCCCTTACTATGGCCGATTGCTTGCGCTTAATACATGGGAAGGGGCTACTTCTGATACTTACACTGGAGCGAAAAATTTCTTTGCAAGATGTAGATTTAGCCAACTTGGAGACGCTACAGATCAAACGAATGGATGGCGCTCTGATATATTCGGAAGAGGGGGATTCATTGATGCCCCTACAAATGAATCTATTGTCGGCGCAGCATTTTTTAGAAATACTTTAATTGTATTTTTCGAGTATTCTACCTGGCAATTGCGATATGTTGGAGAATATGGACTGCCTTTCATTTTCGAGCGAATTTCTTCAGACTTTGGCGCTGTTAGTACCTATAGCCCTATTATATTTGATCAGGGAGTAATGGCGGTCAGTGATCGTGGAATCATACAAGCATCAGCAAACGGCATTACCCGTTTAGATAATCAAATCCCTGAACAAATCTTTGGCTTTGAAATCCAAAATAGCGCTCCAAATTTCGTTCATGGCATCAGAGATTTTCAGAAAGAACTTGTCTATTGGAATTATGTAGACATTGCTAACTCTTCTACGACGCAATCTTTCCCGAACACAGTTATATTGTTCAATTATAAAAACAATACCTGGGCGAAATTGCGAGATAATATTACCTGTTTTGGACCTGCTCAATTCCAATTTGGAATTACCTGGGATAGCCTTACAACCTTATGGGAAAGTAATGTCAGCTGGGATAATGTCGATGATCAGCAATATGTGGACTACATTACATCAGGGACTCCAAACGGATTCATCAATATCTATAACAATCCAGATGCAGAGACTCCGCAGCCTGTAAGCACACTTTATGCTCCTAGTATGGCTATAACAGCTGTTAACTTTGAAAGTGGAATCGCTCCTTTACAAGTTACAATCCCAAATCATAATTTGGCTAATGGTGAGATTATCTACATCCAAGGTATGATATGGAGTGGTTCTGATCCTGGATTGAATAATATCATATACGCTGTCACTATCATTGATGCAAATACCGTGACATTAAGCACTTGGGATTTTTCTTCTCAGAACTATGATTCGGTGATTATCACATCCAGTTCCATCTATCTTGGGGGAGGAAGGGTTACACTCTTTCCAAAAATGAATATCGTCGGTAAGGATTTTAATCCCTTTCAA